GAAGTGTTAGCAACAATTGATAGTCCAGAGGACATCTTGCATGAGTTCTAAACATAGGAAGGAGTAACTATGCCAGACGAAAAAGAAAAGTCAGTACCCATCGATACATCAGGACCTGATGCTACGGTAGATATTGAAGAAGTAAAAGATGAAGCTGTAATAGAACAGCCGGAACAAGAAACAAGTACAGAAGAACCAGTAAAAGAAGAAACACAAGAAAAGAAACAAGACGAAAACTTAGAAGACTACAGCAAAGGTGTACAAGCTCGTATTGCGAAACTAACTCGTAAGATGAGAGAAGCGGAAAGAAGAGAACAAGCCGCTCTTGATTATGCTAGAGGTGTAGAGGAAAAAAGACAAGCATTGGAAAAAAGATTTCAAAAAACTGATGCTGACTATGTTAAAAAATTTGAGACTAGTATTCAAACAGGTTTAGAAGCTGCACAAAAAGAATTAGCTGCAGCAATTGAATCTGGTGATGCACAGGCTCAAGTTGAGGCTAATAAAAGAATTGCAACACTCGCATTTGAGAATGCAAAACTAGATCAAGCTAAACAAGGTAGAGAAGAAATACAGGCCGAGAAACCTGTAAATCTAAACCAAGGTGGCGAGGTTAGACAACCTGCCATGGACGATCCAATTAATCCAGATCCTAGAGCCGAAGATTGGGCATCTAAGAATACATGGTTCGGTAGAGATAGAGCAATGACATATACTGCTTTTGAAATACATAAGGACCTAACGGAAAAAGAAGGATATGATCCAAATTCTGACGAGTATTATGCAGAGG